GAGGATACCACCCTCGAGCTGCCGCTGGACTCTGCGACCACCGAGAGCCTGCGTGCTGCCACTCACGACGTACTGGCTGGCCTGACCGCCCGTGAAGCGAAAGTCCTGCGTATGCGTTTCGGTATCGATATGAACACCGACCACACGCTGGAAGAAGTGGGTAAACAGTTCGACGTGACCCGCGAACGTATCCGTCAGATCGAAGCGAAGGCGCTGCGTAAACTGCGCCATCCGAGCCGCTCTGAAGTACTGCGTAGCTTCCTGGACGACTAATCGTCCTGAACGTAAAAAAGCTTCCTTCGGGGAGCTTTTTTGTTTCTTCTTCCCATGAAAATGGGAGAGGCTCGTTTTTCTTCCTTTCCCTATGGGAGAGGACTCGTCTTTCTTTCTCTCCCTATGGAAGGGGGCTCGTCTTTCCCCCTCTCCCATTAAAGAGGCTCATCTTTCCGCTCTCCCCATGAAAGAAGACTCGTCTTTCCCCCTCCCCCGTGGAAGATAACTCGTCTTTCCGCCGCTTCCCGTGGAGGGGGCTCGTTTTTCTCCCTCTCCCTGTGGGAGAGGGTCAGGGTGAGGGCATCAGGCCGCAGAGGGCTTCACAGCCCCCGCGTCACCAGCGCCTGATCCAGCTCGCGATACGCCTCTACCAGCTTATCCAGCGTCGCCCTGTTCAGCCCGCTCGGATTAGGCAGCACCCATACCTGCGTTACGCCGATGGTGATCTTCTGCTTTCCCCATTGCACCCCACGCTGGCTGAACGCCTGCTCGTAAGCCTGCTTGCCCAGAATCGCCAGCGCCGCGGGCTGGTAGTCCTCAATCTTCTTAATCAACTCGCGCCCGCCGCTGCGCAGCTCATGCAGATTCACCTCGCTCGCCTGCACCGTGGGCCGCTCCACCAGCATGGTGATGCCACAGCGCGTATCCAGCAGCTGTTGCTCCTCTTCCGGCTTCAGCAGCTTGTCGGTAAACCCCGCCTGATAGATCACCTTCCAGAAGCGATTTCCGGGATGAGCAAAGTGAAAACCGGTGTGGGCGGAGGACTTACCCGGGTTGATACCGCAGAACACCACCCGCAATCCTGGTGCAAGGATATCGTTGATCATGATTACTCCTGCTTAATGGTTCAGGCTCTAAGTATAAGAGATTGAAAATGGGTTGTTTATAAAAACAGCAGGCAGGTGGGTATGGCTGGATTGCAGCGAGGAGTTACTTTATAATCCTCCGCCACGGCCCCTTAGCTCAGTGGTTAGAGCAGGCGACTCATAATCGCTTGGTCGCTGGTTCAAGTCCAGCAGGGGCCACCAAATTTTATTTTTAAATACAAACAGTTAGGCCACCCTCGCGAGTGGCCTTTTTGTTTACCATATCAGCAACGCCCCCTTTTTGTCCCCCTAAGATAATTTTCACTACACTCGCGCTGCTGCTTTGTGTGCTTTTATCACTCATGTTTAGGCACGTGTTTGGGAAAATGCCGCCTTGCCTGCTGCTCATTGACACTGTAAACGTATCGAGCGATGCCGCCACGCTCATCCTCGCTTTCTGATTTCGCATATGTCTGGATGAAGGCAACCATTCTTTCCGGTGCTATTTTCACACTGTTATGAGATAAAAGGATATTGAACACTTCAATTTCTGGTGCAGGTAATCTTTTCTTTTTCTCATTTATCTCGTATTTTGATTTTACTAACGCAGCTACAACTTTTTCAAACTCTTGATTTAAAATAATAGCGTCATTTCCAGATAAAATAATATCATCCATATAAACACTAATTCTCACATGCCCGGCCTTAATAATACTATTGATTACGCCGCCTGCATGAGAATTATTAAGGCATAGGGAAGCCAATATAGGTGATTGAGGAAACCCGTAAGGTACCACTCTTTTAACCGGATGAATATTAGGTATTTTTACTGTCGAAAGTTTAGCAAGCTTTCTAGCTTCAGCATAAGGTATAAACTTTTTAAGCTCCCGTGTAACTCTGCTTTGAGTAGTGCAACTGAAAAAGTCTTTAATATCTATCAATGCAAAAAATTTACTCTTACTATGCATTTTAGCAGCAACAACATGGCCACCATGTCGCAAATGATAAAAATATAAGGGCGCATTCCATTTAAACCTCAGATATTGATGAATCTTTTTTCCTAATTTAGCAACTTCCCGCGTTGGAACGTAAACCCATCTATTCTTTTTTAGTTCAAATTTATGTTCCCACATTTCCATCGTCAATATAGGCCCTGAATAAGTAGTGTTGGACTACGTGAAGAAAGTTATGAAAGTTCACAATGAAGTCATTAAGCTCATTGAGGCTTTCAATGATTGTTTTCACAATCAGCGCTTTCCCCACTAAGTCAAGAGTGTTTTTATCCATTCTTGTTCTCTCTATACAGTCCTGACGCTTCTTAGCGCAAGCGCATAGTCCAGACTAAAACCGAATAACCGTTAATCATGATTAACCGTTAATCGCGACAACCCGGTGATACGTATCGTGGCGATACGGATATACCGTAACTTGTCACATGTCGTAATACGACGAGTGTACAGAGAGGCAGGGTTTCCCCCGCTAACGTCAGGAACTAAAGAATATACTTTGTGTTTTAAAACTTAAATATCTTTTGTTCTACATTTACACTTTCATTTGCTACTTCATAACAATTTCTACTCCCAATCAGGGCAACCCGCCCGCCAAGCATCATGCCTACTAGAGAACTGCTTGTCAGAAACAGGCAACCATTCAAGCCTACCGTGCATCCCAGTACTTACTACGTGGCCAGAACGCCTAGCGGCTACTATATGCACTGTATATAAAAACAGAATATCAACTCCAATATTTTTCATTTCTCTCTCATGATGAAACTAGGCTGCAGCCCTTGCCCCATCTACGTTTAACGCATTTCCCCGCAAATACCACTTGATCCTAATAGAGATCCAAACACTGACATAAAATTAATAATACTCATTTAAATCAATGACCTGCATTTTAATTAGATCCACTGGCGATTCCGCCACCTGAAAAATAATGAAATTCTTTTCAATGTTTTCAGTTCTGGTTTTTAGTGTAGCCGCCAGCCGTGGCGCGCTCTGGCGGTCTGGTTTGTAGAAAAATAAAACTGAAAAATTTCTACGATCCAGAAACCGCAGGCGGGTGCGGTGTAGTGCCGTTTTTGTCTGCCACACGTTTATTTTGTGGCTGCGGCGCTGCGCCAGCCCTGCGGCGTGCCTCTGATCGTTTCGTGGTGTGATGTGCGGGTGGGTTGTCTGGTGATGCGCTCAGGGCGCGTCCTGGTGCGTCTGGTGAGAGGGCGTAAAAAAGCCCGCGCATTGGCGGGCATATTGGCTTTCGGCTTCACGGTAAACGCTGCACCAGAACGCGGCATTGATAGCGAGCCAGTGACGCTGGATGGTCAAGTGCTCAGTGTCGTTAAAGAAGAATGGATGTAGTGCGACACGACCATGTTTAACAACGCTTTTAGACAAAAAAAGTTGCGTGTAATTATGCGGAACTCCCCAGGCATTCAGCTCCTTGTTAAAAATCCCGCTATCTACTGAAATTACTGGCATTAGTGATTCCCCTGCTGCTGCATTTTCTGAACGATGTGTGGTGCGATAATCATCTGAATCCCGTTTCCACTGCTGACAGGGCGGGCTTTTTTGATTGGCCGGCTTGCTGTTCGTGATGAAAAATCGCTGTCACGCAAACTGCCGAAACCCTCAAACGTCATTCGCGCTCTGGAAATACCCTGGCGCAGCTGGATCATTGCCCGGTAGTCCAGGCGTTCGAACAATTCCCGCCAGCTGCACTTACACAAGTGGGCTTTAAAAACGTCCAAACCGGAAGCGACTGCAGCTGCATGCAAAACAACGCCGCGCCATTCCGGGTTCAGCTTGTCCCACCAATCAGCAGCCTCGCTGCTACTATTGAAATATTTGCGGCGGATATTTCTCAACTGCTCCAGCCCGCGTTTTTGCTGCTCGGTATTAATGGCCATAACTTCCCCCAGTCAGACGGTGGCTAAGACGCTGCCACCACGGGCGGCGAGGCAAACGGCCACTGAATTTGTACTGGTGTGCAGGGTTCCAGCGTTGACCGTTTGGTAACTCAATCCAGCCAGTAGTCCCGCTGGCCAGCTGCATGGCCGGTGATTGTTCTTTCAGGTACGTAACGAAAGCTTTCATTGTCATCCCTCACATCAACCCTGTTGCGTTTGTCGTGAGGATATCCACGGCAGCAGCAAAGACAGGGGCAGACTGAAAACGAGCCTCTACGGAATAGACGATCAGGGAGAGGCTGCGAATGGCATCACTGGCGCGATCAAGAATTTGGTTTCGGCGCGCCTGGGTCATCTGTTCTGTGGAAACCGCTTCCCCGGCAATTGCGCCCACGCTGGCAGCAGCGGTGAGCGCGCAAAATTGCATGTTGCCTATAGTGGCGTTGTTAACCGGGACGGAGGGCTGACAGTGCAGCTGGCGCAGCATGCCATCAAGAATGCGCGGGTCTTCTGTCGCATCTGTGATGGCAATAAGTTCGATAAGGGTTAACTGGTGCGGCTGATCCGGATTCAGTTTGCAACGCAAGGTTGCTGGACGCATCCCAACTGATTTAGCCAGCTGTTCGAGGTTATGAGACTGTGCAAAAGCCCGGCAGGCGCTATCAAGGTGATTGTGTATGGATACCTTGTAATCGTACATGATTCGCGGATTCCTAATTGATAGCCTGGATTAAGCGTTAAGCGAAATATTGCATTCGCTTAACGCCTGAACGGTAAGCGCAGCCATATTAATTTCAACTCGCGAACGCGGCTTATCGCCTTTGCCGCGGATAGGAAGACGACCATCACGAACCATATCGCGGGCAGTTCCCATAGGTGTTCCGGTGATGCGGCAATACTCATCAATGGGGAGGTAAGGCGTGGGGATGGCAATTGTAATGTTAGGACGCATAAGGCAAACTCCTCAGTTCAGTTGAGCGCGGCAACGCTCATTGACATTCGATAAAATCTACATAACGGAACGGAGGTTAACTCGATAAAATCGAGCTTGCACGGCAAATGGATATACAAAAGCGAAAAATATCACTTCCCACCAACAGTGCGGAGGTACTTGACCGAGTGTGTGATGCGTATGGTTTCACGACGTCATTGCAGCTTGCTGAATATTTAGATATGGCCTCAAGTAGTATGTCAGCACGCAGAACACGTGGAGTTTTCCCAGCAGATATAGTCGTTAAGTGTTCTTTAGAGACTGGTTTTAACCTTGAATGGCTCGCTACAGGGGAAGGAAAAAAGTACGATAACGAAACACTAGACATAATGAAGTTCACTAGGCAAAAGCTAGTTGATGGACAACTTTATGATTCTGGCTCTGTGATGTTTGACAAGGTCATGTTTAGGGCGGGAATTCCTTTGCCTGATAATCCTATATGTGTTCAAGACGATAAGATTCAGTACATACTTGATCAAACTTTCTCGGATGTATTCGATGGAGAGTGGCTAGTTAATATTGAAGGCAAAACGAGTATAAGAACCCTGACAAGAATACCCATAAAAAAAGTTCGAGTTAGTGGTATTGGTATGGCTTTTGATTGCGCATTAGAAGATATAAAAGTATTAGGTCGTGTAGTTCTAGTGATATCTGAAGGAAGCTGAAAATGACCACAAAAAAACAACACCAGGAACCAGAAGTAATTACTGTAGAGCCAAAAACATGCTTTGTCATGATGCCTATAGCTGACCATCCTGATTATGAACCTGGGCATTTCAATCGAGTTTATCAATATCTAATTAAACCTGCTTGCATTAAAGCTGGATATGAACCAATTAGAGCGGATGATAATAAAGCGTCCAATATGATTATGTTCGATATTCTAAAAAAAATTGTTGAATGCGATATGGCAATTTGTGACCTTAGTTCACGAAATGCCAATGTCTTTTACGAATTAGGATTGAGACAAGCATTTAATAAAAAAACAATTCTCATCACTGACAATCTTCTGCCGACACCTTTTGATATTTCTGCCTTTAGATATGTTTCGTACTCTCATACGCTCAGAGTTGATACCGTGGATCGTGAGATCCCTGGTATAGTAAACATGCTCAGAGAAACAGAAAACCAACCAGAAGATGATGTAAATTCAATAATTAAATTATTGCAAATACAGCCATCAAAAGTAGAAAGCATTGACCTCAACAAAGAAGAAAGCGTTATATATGAGATGTTGTTAAATCTGCAGAAACAAATTTCCGACATGACCCCGCCTCTTTTAAAAACATATGGCTACTCGTCTAACAAAAAGATGAATTCTTTCAAAAGCAGAACTTTGCGCATGGAAGAAAAGGTTGATTTATCTGGGTTAAATTTAAAAACGGTAATATCATCATTCCCCGCTCAGATGGCCGCATGCGAATTTATGTATGAGGATCGATTCCTCGGCTATTTGGAAGACATTGATAACGAAAGAATTAGATTCCAACATTCAGGAAACGTCACAAGCTTCCCTAATGAACCGACTTTCTTAGATAATATTTATGTAGCTTAATCCAATGAGTATCAGGAAAACAAATAACGGGTGGATACTAGATTTTTATCCGGAAGGAAAGCCAAAGGGTAAACCAGCTAAACGTATTAGAAAAACGTTCAGCACCAAAGGCGAAGCTCTTTCCTACCAGAATCACATCATGGAAAACATCCATGTAAAGCCCTGGCTTGATGGAAAGGAAGATCGTCGAAAACTGCGTGACCTCGTAAGCCAATGGTTTAATGAACATGGCGTTACGCTCGATGATGGCGAAAAGCGTAAAGGTGCCATGGAGTTTGCATGTGAAAGCATGGGAGAACCCCTGGCCCACGAATTTAACGCAACAATGTTTTCCCTCTATCGCAGTAAGCGACTATCCGGGGAGATATCCCGTACATCTAGGGTGAAACAAGTATCGCCAAGGACTATGAATCTCGAGCTGGCTTACTTCCGCGCAGTCTTTAACGAACTAAAGCGGTTAGGCCACTGGAAGCTTGATAACCCACTATCCACTGTGCGTCCATTTAAATCTGAGGAAGCCGAGCTGGCGTACCTTGAGCATGAAGAGCTCACTCGCCTCTTAGATGAATGCCTGAAAAGTCGGAATGACAGTACCTACTGGGTGGCCTGCTTATGCCTGGTGACTGGTGCCCGATGGGATGAGGCTGAGTCTATAACAACGAAGCAAATCAGAAATCTTAAAGTCAGCTTCTTCAAAACCAAGGGCAATAGAAACCGCACCGTACCGATCAGCAAGGCTTTCTCTGACTCATTACCGAGACCAGAAAAACCTGGCCGTTATTTTAAATCCTGCTATTCAGCATTTCGCAAAGCGGTGGAAAGAACCGAACTTAACTTGCCGGGCGGTCAACTATCGCATGTTCTGAGACATACCTTTGCTAGCCACTTTATGATGAACGGCGGGAACATACTGGTGCTAAAGGATATTCTGGGGCATACCGATATCAAGATGACTATGCGCTATGCGCACTTTGCCCCTAGTCACTTAGCAGAAGCCGTTGAACTTAATCCTTTGGAACATAATAGAAATGAGAATTAAAATTAATTGGAATGTTTTACTTCTTGCGACGCTAATAACTCTGGCATTAGTTGTTCCAATTATTCTTTACACGACACACATGGGCGGAACTTTTTCCCATAAAAATGAGGACTGGGGTGACTTCGGATCCTTTATTGGAGGTATTTATGGGTCTTTATTTTCGTCAATGAGTTTACTTGTTGTTATCGCAGCATCTATTCAAACTTTTGAAAGCAATCAGGAGCAAGTTAATTTATTAAAAAACGATCAGTACTTTAATCAATTTAATTTACTGCTTACTAATCTTAGGAAGGTTTATCCGGATTATTTTAGAGACGGATTCAGGGTAGGCGAATCAATTACAAAACATTACTCAAAATTCAAAACAAGATTAGCCATTAGTGTGTTAACTCACTATGACAATACGCAGACCATAGAAAAAAACTTACAAAACTATGCCGATAATTATTATCTAAATGAACACACGGAATTGTTTGAGAAAGAAGCAAAACTTTTTGTTTGCATTATCAATTTGATTAAAAACTCTCAACCCGACCTTTCGGATGCATTCAAAATTATGTTTGAAAATGCTTTTACTGATGACGAGCGACTTTGTCTTGAGTCCTATACGCGTGCCCACCACCCAGATACAGCCCCTACTCTCAATCAGTGGCCGACCTTATCTTCTATCCCCAAAAATTGTATAGCTGACGCGAAGATCAACCTAAGACTAAACGGATTAGAAGGGGCTTGA